CTTTAAAGGTGGATTACAATCGCACTTTATTTCCAATATCTAATAAATATTAACATTAATATAGTAAAACTTTAAAGTAGTATATAGGTTTTAAAACACTCATATACAACATAGCAGGGAGAAATACAAAATGCCAACATTAGTATCACCAGGTGTATCAGTTTCAGTTACTGATGAATCTATGTACTCACCAGCTGGACAAGGCACAGTACCACTAGTTGTAGTAGCAACAGGTCAAGATAAAATAGACCCAAGTACTAGCAACGTAGCAATTGGTACAAAAAGTGCTACAGCAGGAGTTCCGTACTTGATTACATCACAACGTGAATTGATTACAACCTTTGGCGAACCTAAGTTTCACTCACTTCAAGGTACACAGTTACATGGAGATGAAAGAAACGAATACGGTTTGCTATCAACATACTCATTTTTAGGTATCTCCAATAGAGCTTATGTAGTTAGAGCAGATGTAAACTTAACAGAATTAGAAGGTTCATCATCAGCACCTAAACTTACACCAGCTAACGGAACATATTGGTTAGATACAACAAATACAGATTGGGGAGTATTTACAGCAAATACTACTTCAAGTACTTGGGACAAATTAAATCCTACAGTATTAACAGACACACCAGGAGCGAGCGGCGGTAATGTTGCGGCAAACGGTGACCCCGTAACTAGTTACGGTGCGGCAAAAGATTATGTGATCGTTGCTTCAACAACACCAGCAAGACTATACCAAAAAGTTGGTTCTTCTTGGGAAGTTGTAGGATCAGCATCATGGCAAACGGCTGTTGGAGCGGCAGGTTCAGATGGTAATGGTAAGTCATACATTCAATCAGGAAACGGTTCAGCACCAGCATTAGCAGTTAACAATGGCTACAGTGACGTATGGTTAAAATCAACACCAGGCGGTCAAGGTGCTAACATTGTTGTTAAAAATTATTCAACTTCAACAAGTGCATGGACATCAGTATCAGCTAACGTATATTCAAGAGATGATGCGGCAACAAACCAAGAAACAGGTTTAGTTGGTAACTCATCAGTTTACGTAAGATTTGATGATTTTGATGCAGGCCATATTTCAGATGAAATGAAAGCAAACTTTTTCCATACATCAGGTGTTGTAACATCAGCTGATTACGGTAAAAAATCTTTGATGCAATACTCAGGTGCGGCTTCATCAGTACAAGAAATTGAATACAGATTAAGAATTAGATCATCAGGCGAAAATACAGTTGCACAAGGTACAGCAACATCACTACACGGTCACATTAACCTTACTGGTACACAAGACGGTGTTATATTTGAACTGAACGGTCAAACAATTACAGTTACACAAGATGGTGGTGGAGCAGGAACACACGTTTCATTATCAGCCATAATAACTGCAATCAACACATCAGCTGTCAACACAGCAACAGGTGGTGTAGTAGCAGATGCATATTATGTAAGTGCAACTAAACAATATCTAAGATTAACAAGAACTGGCGGTAAAGCTATCTATATACATGATGGTACGACTGCTGGTAATAAAGTGGGAATAACAACAGCACAGTTGGGTTACACAGATAATACGTGTACTGGAATATCTTCAAAAGCATTTTTCTATAAATCATTATGGGGAAACTTGACTTATGAAGGTTCATCATCAGCACCAACTAAAGATCCTGTTAACGGCACTTTATGGTACAAGTCTAGCATGGACGCAGACATTTTTATCGCTGAAAACGATGGCGGTGTAATGAAATGGTTTGCTTATGCTAACAGTAAAGACAATGGAACAGCAGGTTCAATTGCATCAGGTGGTTTAAGAGACTTACAAATAGTTTCAGCGGCACCAACTGTACAATCAGATGGAACATCATTACAAAATGGTGATGTTTGGATTGATTCAGATGAACTAGATGCTTATCCTAAGATATACAAATACAACTCAAGTACTTCTAAATGGGTATTGTTAGACAATACTGATCAAAGTACAGTAGACGGTGTATTATTTGCAGACGCGGCTGGTAACCCAGGCGGTACAGGCGAAGACGCACAAAGTTGGGGAACAACATATGCATCATTTGATTCAGATGCACCAAACCCATCAGTATATCCAGCAGGTATTTTATTGTTCAATACTAGACTTTCAGGTTACAATGTTAAAAAATATGTAACAAATTATACTTACGATGGTACAAACAACGGCAATACTTGGGTAACTGAGTCAGGTTTAAAAACTGATGGCGCACCTTACATGGGTAGACAAGCACAAAGAAAAGTTGTTGTAACAGCGATGCAAGCCTCTCTTCAAAGCAATGATGATATCAGAGCAGAGTCAAGATACTTTAACTTGATTGCTTCACCTGGTTATCCAGAATTGTTAGATGAGATGATTACATTAAGTACAGACAGAAAACTTACAGCATTTGTATTAGGTGATACACCATTAAGATTAAAACCAGATGGTACATCAATACAAGCATGGGCAACTAACACAGCTAAATCTCCAACTAATGATGAAAATGGTTTAACATCAGCTTCACCATATGCAGGAATTTACTATCCATCAGGATTCACATCAGACTTATCAGGTTCAAATGTAACAGTTCCAGCAACGCATATTGCGTTAAGAACTTTAGCATTTAATGATACAGTTTCGTTTCCATGGTTTGCACCAGCTGGTTTCTCTAGAGGACTTGTAGACAACTCAACATCAGTTGGTTACATTTCAGATGAAGGAGAATTTAAAGCAGTAACATTGTCAGAAGGTCAAAGAGACACATTATATTCTAACAGAGTTAATCCAATTGCGTTTATTCCAAACAGAGGTTTAACAGTATACGGACAAAAAACTCTATCACCAGTAGCTTCAGCACTGGATAGAATTAATGTAGCAAGATTGGTTGTTTACTTAAGATATCAATTAGATACTTTAGCAAAATCATTCTTGTTTGAACCAAATGATAGAATTACAAGAGATCAAGTAACTGATACATTTAACAGATTTATGGAAGATCTAGTTTCTAAAAGAGGTTTGTTTGATTTCTTAGTAGTTTGTGACGAAAGTAATAACACTGGTACAAGAATTGATAGAAATGAATTATGGATTGATATTGCTATACAACCTGTAAAAGCAATTGAATTTATCTATATTCCATTAAGAATCAAAAATACTGGTGAGTCACTTACTAGTTAATTAACTTAATTTAAGGGATTGTGTAAAAGCAGTCCCTTTAAATTTACCTTTAGTTTTTAATTTTTAAAAAAAATTAGAGGTTAACGTGTAAATAAACTGTATATAAGGAGCAGTAAAGATGGCAACATTATCAAAATTTGGAGTACCAATAGACGGTTCAACAGGCCGTGGTGGTATATTACAGCCAAAACTAAAATATCGTTTTAGAGTTAGATTCACTAATTTCGGTAATTTAGGTGCATCTCCGTTACAATTAACTCAACAAGTTATGTCAGCAACAAGACCAAAGATTACTCATGAGGAAGTACCAATTCATTCGTACAACTCAGTTGCATATATGCAAGGTAAACATACATGGGAAGCAGTAAACTTAACTTTACGTGATGACATTAACAACAACATTTCTAAATTAGTTGGTCAGCAAGTTCAAAAGCAATTAAACCATTTTGAACAAACTTCAGCTACTTCAGGATCAGTGTATAAATTTAATACTAAAATTGAAATATTAGATGGTACAAATGATACTGAATTAGAACAATGGGATTTAGAAGGTTGTTTCTTGCAAAACGTTGATTACTCAGATGGTGATTACGCAGTTTCAGAACCAGTTCAAGTTATCTTGACATTGAAGTATGATAATGCAATTCACTCAGCACCAGGCGATACTATATTCCCATTATTTGGTATTGGTGGTTCAGGTTCGTTACTATAACGTAGCTGGAACATTAACTAATCGATTGGGAAATATTTAATGGCTGATGAAAAAATCGTATTAAAACCCGCAAACCGAGCCGCTATTGTTTATCAAAGTGGTTCGGCTTCGCACGAAGCACCTAGACAAGCACACCAGTTTGTTGTAGCATTTGGGTTACAGGAGTTTGGCGGAGTACCTCCTCATTTAAAACAAACTTTTACAGAACTTAAAGAATTTAAAGATAGATTGCATTTTCTAGTTAATGTAGTTGATCAACCAAAAATGTCAATTGATCAATCAGTACTAAATCAATACAATAGAAAAAGAATTGTTAATAGAACAGTTTCATTTGATCCAATATCAATGAGAATGTATGATACACATGATGGCTTAGGACTCAAGTTAGCAAGATTTTTATACGAATTTGAATTTCAAGGTGCAAGATTATACAAAAAAAATATGGGTGCAGAAGATGAAATGTCAGAGAAACACAATTATCAAGATGATCTTTTTCAAACAGATGAGCAGTTTAAACAACATCATCATTTTGGTTTAGCACCACACTTAGGAAGAGATAGTAGAATTTTAAAATACATAGACATATATCAAGTTGCAGGCGGTCAGTTTAGTAAAGTAAGATGTGTTTATCCACGTTTGTCTAGATTAGATTTAGATACATTGGATTACAGTTCATCTGCTATTGTTAATATTTCATTAGCATTTCAATATGAAAACTTTATGTTTGAAGAAACAAATGTTGACATTGGAGAAGCAGAAGCAGACATATCAGGTATGATGTCATCAACATCTGATTTTAAAGAAGTAATTGGAGGCCCAGATGCGGCACCACCTACAAAAATTTCAAAAGATAAAATA